TGTTAGGACAAACGTCTCAAACAAATAAAAACGATTCAAGAAACTACTAATGAATATATTTGATCATATCAAAAATATCACTACTAATAAGGGTGCTTACTTAGGTGACGAGGGCTGGAATAATTGGATGGTCAATCGTTTTTTAAGTATGGATCAAGACTACTGCGAAGTAGTAAATATAGTTCAAAAGAACACTTGGCAGATGAAGGGCGAGTACCTATACAATTTATATAAGGATCTTATACCTAAGCAATACAAGTATCTTAAATACATTAAGCCTAAGAATAAGAAAGAATATAAAGTTGAACAAGTAGAAGCTATACAAGCATATTTTGAAGTATCTAAAAAAGAAGCTAAAGAATATATTGATATGTTACCTAAATCAGAAATCGAAAACATAACACTACAAATCAATGGATAAATGTCTAGAACATCCTTGGGCAGTTGACCAAGAAGGCCGTTGTTGGAAATGTGAAGAAGAAAAAAACCAACGTCACATGAAAGAACAATTAATTGCAGAACTTGGGTATGACCCAGCACCCCCAAAATTAGACTCAGTCGTTACCTCAGTTATAGAACAATTTACAAAACGCGCTCAATTTGGTAAGGCAAAATATGGTACCGACCTTGATCGTACAGATTTAACGTTATTGGAATGGCTTGAACACGCTAAACAAGAACATATGGACGCTATTCTGTATTTAGAAAAAATCAAACAAACAGTACAACTCAATGAGCGCCAAGAAAAAGTTATCTGAGATAGAACTTAAAATAAAAAATTACCAGAAGCCTGAGATTAACCACGCATTCCAAAAAAGCGTGTCTTATTCTCAGTTTTCTATGTGGGCATCCTGTCCTCATAAATGGTATCTTACCTACGTAGAGAATAAACAACCCTACCAAGCTAGTATTCACACTGTATTCGGAACAGCATTTCACGAAACAATACAAGACTATATTACAGTAATGTATAATGAAAGTGGAGCCGCAGCTGATAGAATGGACTTAATAGCCTTATTTCAAACTAAATTCTCAGAAGTATATGCTAAAGAGTATAAAGCAGCGGGTGCTCATTTTACTAATGCTGAGGAAATGGGTAATTTCTTTGAAGATGCAACAGCAATATTAAATTTCATTAAGAAAAACCGCAATAAACTATTTACTATACGCAAAATGCGCTTACTAGGTATAGAGATACCTCTATTACTAAATGTAGCTAATAACGTATTTTTAAAAGGATTTATTGACTTCGTATTATACGATGAAGAATTAGATAAAGTTTACATATATGATATCAAAACATCAACAAGAGGATGGGGCGACAGAGAAAAGAAAGATGATAGTAAAATTGCTCAAATCTTACTATACAAGGAGTACTTTTCAAAACAATTTGGGTTCGATATTGAGAAAATCGAAGTCGAATATTTTATCGTTAAACGAAAAATCTGGGAACAATCCGAGTACCCCACCCCTCGAACCCAATCGTTTAAACCAGCAAGTGGGAAAAATAAGCGCAAGCAAGCAGTAGAAAACTTTCAATCATTTATTAAAGATTGCTTTGATGATGTTGGAAAACCTCAATTAAAGTCGTACCTTAAAAATGTTGGTGAAAGCTCATGCAAATGGTGCCCCTATAAAGATTCACCAGAACTTTGCGACAAAATTGCGTCCTCTATATAAGCGTATATATTTATATGCAAATATATTATCATGGCAAAAATGCAATTAACAAGCGTGAAAGTTCCTGAGGATTTATTTGAGCAATTTAAAATTGCATGTGTAAAGTATAAATTTAGTGTTCAGAAATTAACAGAGCGCTCAATGTACTTATACCTAACAAATGAAGACTTTAGAAAAGGAATCCACAATCAATTAGACACACAATTACCTCAAGAAACAGAGTAAAAACAAAACAACGTTATGAAAGAAGGTTATATCCCGCAGGAACAACGTAAGAAAATCCTATTATTATGTGACGATATTCGAATGACAAGTGGTATTTCTACCATGGCAAGAGAAATCGTTATAGGCACCGCACACCATTACAATTGGGTGAATGTAGGTGGAGCTATCCAACATCCAGATAAAGGTAAAAGATTTGATCTTAATGATGACACAAATAAAAATGCAGAGATTACAGATGCAAGTGTTTATCTTTATCCTATTGATGGTTATGGTAGTCCTGAATTAATTAGACAAATGTTGCAAATGGAAAAACCAGATGCTATCATGATGTTTACAGATCCAAGATACTGGATTTGGTTATTCCAAATGGAGCACGAAATTAGAAAACATGTTCCTATTATTTATTTAAACATCTGGGATGATTTACCTTATCCGATGTATAATAAACCATACTACGAATCATGTGATACTTTACTTGCAATTAGTAAACAAACAGAAAATATTAATCACTCAGTATTAGGACCAGAATCAGCAGCTGAAAAAGTAATCAAATATGTTCCTCACGGAATTAATGAGAAGTTCTTCTTCCCTATTGATAAATCACATCCTGAATATTTAGCAGTAGAAGAATTTAAAAAACAAATATATGGAGGCAAAAATTACGATTTTACTTTATTATACAATGCGCGTAACATCCGTCGTAAATCTGTTCCTGATTTAATGTTAGCATGGAAGATATTCATTGATGCTTTACCAAAAGAAAAACAGGATAAATGTGCTTTAGTAATGCACACACAAGTTAAGGACGAAAACGGTACTGACTTACAAGCAGTAAAGGATATGATATTTGGAAATAACAAACAATATAATATCATATTTGATCAAAATAGATATCCAACTAATATTATGAATTTAATGTATAATGCTACTGATGGTTGTGCTTTAATTTCATCTAATGAAGGATGGGGATTATCATTAACAGAAGGAATGATATGTGGTAAACCAATTATAGCTACAGTAACAGGTGGAATGCAAGATCAAATGCGCTTTGAAGATGAGAAGGGTGAATGGATTAAATTTACAGAAAAATTCGGTTCAAACCATAGAGGCAAATATAAAAAACATGGCAAATGGGCTTACCCAGTATTCCCATCAAACTTATCAATCGTAGGATCAATACCTACACCTTATATATTTGATGATAGAGCTGAACCATTCCATATTGCTGAGCAAATAGAAGCATTATATAAAACTAAAACAGAAAATCCTGAATTATATAATGAACAATGCAAGGCAGCTTATGAGTGGGTCACTTCAGATGAGTCAATGATGTCAGCTAGATTAATGTCTAAAAACATTATTGAAGGAATTGATGATACATTTGATAAGTGGGAACCTAGATATTCATTTGAATTGATTAAGGTAGAACCACTTGAACAACCTAAACATTTTGTAAAACACGTTATCGCACAATAATATGAAACCATTAGTTATAATAAGTTGTCCTGTAGACACATACTCAGGATACGGAGCTAGAAGTAGAGATATAGTATTACCTATTATTAAATCAGGTAAATACGATGTAAAAATTATACCTCAAAGATGGGGTAATACACCTTGGGGATTCTTACAAGATGAAAATCCTGATCATAAATTGATTAAGAATTGCATAGAGCAATTAACTCAATTACCAACACAACCAGATGTTTGGATGCAAATTACAGTTCCGAATGAATTTCAGGCTGTAGGTAAATTTAATATTGGTGTTACAGCTGGTATTGAAACTACAATATGTGCTCCACAATGGATTGAAGGTATAAATAGAATGAACTTAACATTAGTATCTTCAGAACACGCTAAACAAGTATTTCAACATTCTAAATTTGAAAAACGCAATCAACAAACACAACAAGTGGAAAGCGTTATTGAATTAACTTCTCCTGTAGAAGTATTATTTGAAGGTGCTAATTTAGATATCTATAAAAAATTAGAAACACTAAGTACTCAAGTAAAAGATGTATTAGATGATGTTAAAGAAGACTTTAACTATCTATTTGTAGGACATTGGTTACAAGGTGATATAGGACAAGATAGAAAAGATGTTGGTATGTTGATTAAAACATTCCTTGAAACATTTAAAGGTAAAAAACAACGTCCTGGTTTAATTTTAAAAACACAATCTGCAACTCCGTCTGTTATGGATAGAGAAGAAATGTTAGATAAAATTAGAGCTATTGAAGAATTAGTAGGTGGAGATTTACCTAGCATCTACTTATTACATGGTGAATTTACAGATGAAGAAATAAATGAATTATATAATCACCCAAAAGTAAAAGCACACGTGTCATTTGCTAAAGGTGAAGGATTTGGTAGACCATTACTTGAAGCATCAATCTCAGGTAAACCAGTAATTGCTCCTAATTGGAGTGGACATAAAGACTTCCTAGATGAAGAAATGTCAATTATGCTAGCAGGAGAAATAACTCAAATCCATCAATCAGCAGTAGTACAAGATATGTTAATTCCTGAGAGTGGATGGTTTACAGTTGATTATAAAAAAGCAGCTGATGTATTAGATGAAGTATATAAGAATTATAAAAAGTATACTGATGGGGCAAAAAGACAATCGTATCGTTCACGTACTGAGT